GCATAAACTCCAGTTATGGAGTGACTTCCTGTCAAATCTTTGATTTATAAATAAATACATGTAATTAATCAAACATTAAGTACATATTCACATGTCCGTTGGTAACAATTTACAAGAAATGGAAAACGTAGTAACCAAAGGAGCTGCTGCTGCTGAGCCAATGCAATCAGCTGGTATTCCAGTTGAAGATCTCGGCGGTCCTACTCCTGATAATTCAAGACCCGATGATGACTCCAACAAGCTGAAGGAGCCTGCAGGCACTCTTAAGCAAGTTAAGGATGTCGTCAATGCAAAGGCTGCTCCTGCTGAAGAAGCAGAAGTCGAGCCTACCGAAGACCAGGAAGTAGTTTCCGAAGCAGAGACAACCGAAGAAGAGGTTGTTTCCGAAGAGGAAGTAGCAGCTGAAGAAGTTGTTGCCGAAGCGGAAGAAACTGAAGAAGAACTCGTCGAAGAAGAAGGTTTCGACATCGAAGCAGATGTTCAGGCACTGTTCGAAGGCGAAGAACTTTCTGAAGAGTTCCAATCAAAAGCACGCACCATCTTTGAGACCGCAATCTCATCTAAGGTTGAGACAATCAAAGAAGCACTCGTTGAGAGCTATCAAGAAGCACTCGTCGAAGAAGTTGTTGCAATCAAAGAAGAACTTGGTGAGCGTGTTGACTCCTATCTGGAGTATGTTGCTGATGAGTGGTTCCAAGAGAACGCACTCGCAGTTGAAGCTGGACTTAAGTCCGAAATTACCGAATCATTCCTCGATGGAATGAAGGGTCTTTTTGAAGAACATTATGTAACTATCCCTGAAGAGAAATATGATGTACTTGAGAGCATGGTAGATAAACTTGATGAAATGGAAGGTAAACTCAACGAGCAGATCGAACGTAATGTCGCTCTGAATCGTAGATTAGCAGAATCCTCCGCAGATGGCATTTTTGCTGCTGTATCTGAAGGTCTTGCAGACACTCAGAAGGAAAAACTCGCTTCTCTGGCAGAAAATGTTGAGTTTGAAAGTGAAGCAGACTATCGTGAGAAGCTGACTAATCTGAGAGGTTCTTACTTCCCAGAGTCCGCATCTACGCCAAGCACCTCTGAGAATCTTTCAGAAGAGGTTTCTACCGATGAGGTAATCTCAGAAGAGGTTTCCCCAATGATGCAAGCCTATCTGCAGACTCTCTCCAGAGCTGCTAAGAAGTGATTTTTAAATCATAAACATTCAAACTAACTTTTTAAGAGGTTTAATTTCAAATGCAAATGCCTAATACCGAGGCTCTGCAGGAGAAGTGGGCACCCGTTCTCGATTACGAAGGAATGGATCCTATCAAGGATTCCCATCGTAGAGCGGTTACCGCAGTCCTGCTGGAGAACCAAGAACAAACCCTTCGTGAGGAGCGTGATTTCCTCTCCGAAGCACCTACCAACTCTGTTGGTGCAACCGGTTATCAATCCGGTGGTGGTCAAACCGTTGCTGGTTTCGACCCTGTACTGATCTCCTTGATCAGACGCGCAATGCCTAACCTGGTCGCATATGACCTCGCAGGTGTTCAACCAATGTCCGGTCCTACTGGACTCATCTTCGCAATGCGTTCGAAGTACACCGGTCAGTCCGGAACCGAAGCATTGTTCAACGAAGCAGATACCGCATTCGCAGGTCAGTCTGCAGCACTTAACAACACCAACGGATTCACCAATGGTGCTGTTGGTATGGGTACTACCGCACAGCGTGGTTCTAACCCAGGTCTCCTCGACGGAACCGTTCCTCAAACTGGTGATGCATCCACCTACAACGTAGGTCAGGGTATGCGTACCGACGACGCTGAGGATCTTGGCGACGGCGCAGGTGCATTCAACGAGATGGCATTCTCGATCGAGAAGGTCACCGTTACTGCTAAGAGCAGAGCTCTGAAGGCAGAATACTCCCTGGAACTCGCCCAGGACCTCAAGGCAATCCACGGTCTGAATGCTGAAGCAGAACTTGCTAACATTCTTTCCACCGAAATCCTTGCGGAAATCAACCGCGAAGTCATCCGTACCATCTATAACGTTGCTGAGCCTGGTGCTGCTGCAAACGTTGCTAACCCTGGTACCTTCGACCTCGACGTTGACTCCAACGGTCGCTGGAGTGTTGAGAAGTTCAAGGGTCTGATCTTCCAGATCGAAAGAGATGCTAACGCGATTGCACAGCGCACTCGTAGAGGCAAGGGCAACATGATCCTCTGCTCCGCAGACGTTGCTTCCGCTCTGACCATGGCAGGCGTACTCGATTACACCCCTGCACTGAACAGCAACCTGAACGTTGATGACACTGGTAACACCTTCGCTGGTGTTCTCGCAGGTAAGTATCGCGTTTACATTGATCCTTATGCTGCAAACGTAGCATCCGATCAGTACTACGTTGCAGGTTATAAGGGTTCTTCACCTTATGACGCTGGTCTGTTCTACTGCCCATATGTCCCCCTCCAGATGGTTCGTGCCGTCGGTCAGGACACCTTCCAACCTAAGATTGGATTCAAGACTCGCTACGGCATCGTTGCTAACCCATTCGCGGAAGGCACCACCGTTGGCGCAGGCGCTCTCACCCGTAACACTAACCGTTACTACAGAAGAGTCAAGGTCTCCAACCTCATGTGATTCTGGTACACATATTTCTCGGGGGTCGCAAGACCCCCTTTTTTTGTCTAAATATAGTATAAGGTTTTAGTGTGATGCCAGCAGTCTCTAAGTCACAACAAAGATTTATGGGTATGGTCTGTGCGACCAAGAAAGGCAAAATGTCTGCCCCTTCACCTGAAGTTGCAAAAGCAGCAGCAGGTATGAGTGAAAAAGATGCTTGCGATTTTGCTAGAACAAAGCATGATGGTCTTCCAAGGAAAAAGAAGACTCTTAAAGAGTTTATGGGTTTCTTTAAGAAAAAGAAACCACCAGAACCTAAAGATGTAAAGGTTTTGGCGTATAAGAATTATAAACCAGGTGTTCTAAACAAAACCACTGGAGAGTTCACTCAACGTGACCATACACCAGATGAAGCAAAGAGATATGGTTGGAAACCTGTAAAGACAAGTTCTTATGGTCCTGGAGATACCACATCTCAGGCATATAATACTGGAAAGGATAATGTTCAAAGAACTGCTGACGGAACTCCTTTTTCAGGTGCTACAAGAGGCGTAGCGGTTCCTTATAAGTATAAAGCGGGTGAAGTTCCAAAAGGAACTTGGGCAGGAACTCCATCAGTGAAGTTTGGTACCAATGTTCAGTTTACCCAAAAACCAATGGGTAAAGACACTAGAGTAACAAATGCAAAGGTAAGGGATACTGGAAACTTTGGTGCTGCTGGTGAATTTAATAGAAGTACCAGTTTTGATTTGATGAGACAAACTGCTAGAGATGTAACTGGTAATAAAAATCTGACTCCAACACAGTATGGAAAGAGAACTCTGTATTCTCGCATTAAAGATCGCAATTAATCAAAATGTCTAATTCATGTTCTTGGGCAAATCAAATAAACAACAGGAACTTCCTGTCTGGGATTGGATTCAAATTCAATCTTGGTAAGTACCCTAAGGTTGACTTTTTCTGCAATACTGCTAGGATTCCAGAAATAACCCTCGCAACTGCAACCCAACCATCTTACCTGAAAGATATTGATATCCCAGAGACCAAATTATCTTTTGGTGATCTGACCATTCAATTCTTAGTAGATGAGAATCTGGAAAACTATAGAATCGTGCATGATTGGATGTATGGTTTAGGATTTCCAGAAACAGCACAACAGTTCATTGATGTTACCACCGATAAGGATGGTATTAGAGATATGAAGGAGCAGTTTGCTGACGGCACACTCCGTATTCTTAACAGCAACTTCAATGAGGTTGCGAAAGTAAAATTCCTTGATATGTTCCCTGTGTCACTTAGTTCTCTGGACTTTGACGCAACATCAACTGATGTGAACTACTTTACAGCACAGGCAACCTTCAAGTATACTGTATATCAACTGACTGCTACCACTTAATGGACCTTGATAAAATTCAGGAAATGTGGCAGAAAGATTCTGTCATCGATCCTGATAATCTACATGATGAATCTTTGAAGATTCCACAACTTCATTCAAAATATTATACTTTGTACAATACTATTACCTTGTTGCGAGAGCGAGCAAGAGAACAATATAACAAAGTAAAACTTGAGCGTCATAATTTTTATACAGGTAAGGCAGACCCTGCTGTATACGAAGAAGAACCTTTTCCATATAAAGTCCGTGAGAAAGATGCTATTCAACGGTATCTAGATGCGGATGAACGCTTAAACAAGGTTGATATGAAGATTCGTTATTATGATGCAACTCTTAAGTTTTTAGAAGAAATTATCAAGACAGTAGCAAACAGGACTTTCCAAATCAAGAATGCTATTGAGTGGCAGAAGTTCCAAGCAGGTTTCTAATGGACGACAACAACGAATGGATGTATCAAGATGATGATTTTGATGAGAGTCTTCCTTTTGTAGAACTCCAGTTTGGAGTAGAAGATTTACGTCTCCTTTATAAATCTGTCGCATTTCATTATGAAAAATGGCCAG